CCAGCTGTGCTCCTGCCGAGCAGTTTGCCGCTGCTCAGATTGGCACCGATCGCTGTGGCAAGCTGCCCCAGTAGATCGATGCCACTCAGAAACTTACGAGCCATTAGCCAAGCACCACAACACGGTAAGCATTACTGGCAGGAGCGCTAGCGAATACAATCGTCGCAGTAGTCGTGCTAGGACGCTTCACATCAGGCTCAACATCGTCATAATCACCAGAGTTTGGAAACACCCTGATGAGTACATCTCGCGTGTTCAAGCCATGCGTGATCGTATAGCTGGTGGCGCTACCGTCGCCGATACTGGTCGCATACTTCCGCAAACGGCCGGACCATGCCGCTAGCTTTGCTGGCGTAACAATTCGCGCATCATCAGTGCCGGCATCAACCTCACCCTGAGTTGCGATCTCAGCAATGCCTGCCGTACTCTCGCTAGCAGCTGGCGCTGCAGTGCCGAACGATGTCCAGACAACATTGCTGCTGTCGATCGTTCCATTAACCTGCGTCTGACGGAACGTAGCACCAGCGTCTGTGCCCTCCTCGACCGTAGCAACAGCCTGCTCAAGCTCTGCAAACGTACTGGCATCCAGCGCCCGCGTCATCGCGACTGCAGCGCCATTCCAAACATAAATCCCGTTCTGGCTTTGCGTCGTCTGATTGCGCACCAGCACACGATCGCTGGCGGCCATTGTGATGCCGTCAATCGTGCTGCCAGGGCTGCTCAGATTGACATCGCTCTGCGTGGCAACACGACAGCTATCCTTCCATGCCAATCCCTCGACAACCGAGTCCACATAGCCCTTGCTTGCCGCATCGCCGCTGTTCGTCGGCGATGGCAGGTTGACAACCTTGGACGTGCTCTGAAAGTCGTAGTCAGTGAGAATACGCCGGGCCATCAGATCAACCTCGCAAAACCTGTGATCGGTACTGTAAACAGGATAACGGTTTGGTTCACGGTTGGATGCGTCACATCAGCGTCCACTTCCTGACTGCCAGCATCAAAGACCTCAACGCTTGGCACATAGCCAAGGTTATGGTTGATCGTCCATGTCGCTGCAGCGGTTGACTGCGTGTGAACGTATGCAGTCGTGCCGCCTCCACTGTCTGGCGCATCAGCCCATTGAGTACCGTCGTACTTCAGCACCTCGCCAGCGGCTGGGCTGACAAGTGCAACATCCGACAGGTCATCCAATCCAAACTGACGTGGATCCTGCCCAGGCGCTGAACTCTCAGGCGCTAATCTGGTCAGCATCAGTTCCGTAAACTGGCCATCATCAATCTTCAATGCCTCACGCACTTGGTAGTTGACACCATCAACCGTGACGCCAGTGCCATAAAGCAAGCCACCGAAAACAGACGTTCGCACCGTCAACCGATAGTCGGTTGTGATAACCATTCCGTCGGCAATGACCTGTCCTGGCATGTCAAGGATGCCGCGACCTGTTGTCCCGCCGCTGCTTACTGCAACGCCGAAATCATCTAAGAACAAATCCAGGTTCTCGTCAATCACGGCAACTCCAGAAGGTGTTAGGCGCCAACCCGTAGGCTGGCGCCATCCTCATCAGAGGTATTTAGCCGACGCTGTAGCGGTCACAGATGCCGCGCCAGTACCGGTGCCGCCGGACACGGTGAAGTACACACGCACATAGCGACGCAGTACATCACTGTTCAGCGTCAGGGTGGTAAACCCTGCAGTGTTAGCAGCAGCAGCCGTAAAGCCGCCACCGGTCACATCCTCAAAGTCACCAGAAGTTGTGGTAGTGCTGTGCTGCACTTTCGCAGTCAGCGTCACACCGCTGCCAGCAGCGGCATGAGCCAACGTGAATACAACATCGCCTTCATACGACAACAGATCAGTTGTCGCCACGTTGCCAGCACCGCTGGCAGCAACAACAGCCGGAGTATGAAGCTGAAGGCCGGTTGTCTTCCCGCCCAGGTTCTGAATGGTCATGGCTGATCCTCAGTAGTTGATTGAACAACGGCACGACCTCGTGCCTTGGGTGCCACCACCGGCGGCGCTGGTGCTTCAGCAGGCGTTGCCAGCTTCATGCTCACCAGCAGTTTTGCATCTGTGCTGCTGACCTCAATGGGAGCCTCACCGGGTTGGTGAGGCTCACCAGCGATCATGCAAGCAGTTTGCAGGATCACGTAGGACATCAGGAGCCCTTCGAGAACGACGCAGCGCGACGGCACACCCAGTCAACGTCCTGCATCACGGTGTAAATCACCTGACCTTTTGCGGCCTGCGTCAGATTGTCGACGACGATGTCAAGGCCACTCCAGGTCGCAAGGATCAGATCAGAGAACACACCGTAGAAGACATCATTGGTCTGCACCTGGTTGGACATCACCACCGGATAACGGCCAATGTTGCCCGCATCGTTGATGATGTAATCGGATCCAGCGGCGGATGCTCGCAGGGTTTGCTCACAGCCGGCCATCGTGATGCCGTTCATCAGATAGCGGCTGTTCGCCACATTGACGTTTGCGGCATACGCAGAACCGCGCAGGTTCACGTAATCGGCCCAGTCGCCGGTATCGTGCGTGCCACCGCCCAGGTTGGACGGATAGGCCAACGATGCACCGCCGCCCAGCGTCACAGAACCGATGCCGGTGACGTTGTTAAGACCAAGCGGTTGACCGCTGGTGCCGCTGCCGTACAGGCCGGAGGCGTCAACACCGAGCGCCAGGCTCTCGGCCATGTCAGACCGGATCAGGGTATCGATGTCGGGCGTGGTCTGAATCAGAGCGCGACGGCTCACAGGTACACGCACGCCGATCGTTTTCGGAGTGCTGGAGATCAGGCCAAAGGTTGCTTCAGATGCGGTGACATCCACATCCTCGCCAACCCAGTAGTGCTGGCTGGTAGCAGTCTTGCGCGGGATGTCAATGTTACCGGTGAGGCCGGTGATCATCGTGATGCCAGATTGCATCAGCGCAGATTGATTGCGCAGCAGGTCGATGAAGCTACCGGCCAGCAGCTCGGTGCCGACCAGTGCGCCGCCACCGCTGAAGCTGCCGACAGTCTGACCGCGCTTGGCGACCATCCAATCAAACGGCACCAGGGCGCCGTTAGCGCTGCGGCCCTCGCGCTGCTCAGTAGCGCGGCTGACCTCCAGCTCAAAGCCTGCAGCTTCACGCGCTGCAGCATTGGTCGGATCAGCCAGGTAGCGCAGCAGGCGGCTAACGGAGTAGCGGCTGAGGTCGCGTTGATCGAGGCCGATCAATGCGTCGGCTTCAACGTGCAGGCCGCCGGACTGCAGCTCACGCGAGCGCTTGCCCAGCTTGTCGAGTACAGCAGCGCGAGCTTCGTCAATCGAACGACCGCCGCTGATCAGCTCAGCAGCCAGATCGCTCATGCCGTGCTTCTCGCACAGGTTGTTGATGCCGGTGATACGGTCGCGCTCAGCCGTTGCGGCCTCGGACCGAATCACCTCAGGATCGGGGTGGTTCATGGGTTGCTCCATCGTCTCAGGCTGAGCCGAATGTTCCTTGATCATAATAGGTTCTACTTCAAGAGAACGTCCCAGGCCAACTGTATCGTCAGCTGGGATACTCACCAGACTTACCTCCAGTGGAGTCCATTTGGTGACCAGCACTTCGCCATTGCCGCGATCAACCGCTTCGTTGATCTCATAGGCGAAGCTGACTTTGCTTAGGATCCCATCTTCTACGTCTTGACGTTTCTCGACAGCAGCTTTGTTGCGCGCCCATCGGATGCCAGTCCGGCCGCGACGGTCGCCACTGATTGCGGCCTTCTCGACTACGCCTAGGACAACATCACGATCGTGATTCCACAGGAACGGCGCACCGGAGTTCAGCCGGCTCAGATCAGCGGCGCCAGCCTCGTGGCTTAATACCTCACGGCCAAACCATCGTTCAACCGGTGCTTCGCTGCTGAAGCTGAACTCCATGCGATCGGCATCGCCGGGCAATGCGTTCAGGTCAGCCGTTAGCTCACGCTTCTGAATCACACCATCGCGGAAGCGTTCGCGCAGATCCAAACCGCGCAGCGTGCGACCATCAATCACGGCGGGCTCTGTCACTGGTTCAGCTTCAGCGGTCAGCTTTGATTCTGGAATGATCCAAAACTTGCAGACGCCTTCAGGTTCAATTTCACCTTCGACGATCTCACACGCCATCGGACCAGCGTAGAAGGCGCAGTTGGCGCACTTCATACCCTGCGCAGCAAACGGACTGGCAGCCATGTAATGCGCGCCATGTGCGCCGCTGCCTTGATTGAAGGCGCCTAGCTCATCCGTGATCTCTTCCAATGCTTCATAGATCGCAGCCTGGCCGGCGGACATCTCAGCGGTTAGCTCGCGCTTTGCCTTCTGGCCTGTCGCCTCCTCAAACTCCATGGCGGCATGATCGTGATCGGTCAGCCACTGCCGAGCCTGAGCAGGAGTGAACCGCTCAGCGTCAAAGCGCACGGCCTGTAGCTCAACCACCTCTTCACCGTCAACGGTCTTGATGCCATAGATGAAGTCAACACCAGCGCCGCCTTCATCATTGACGCGACGGAAGCGTTCATACTGCGACGGATCTTTCAGTCGCGCTGCGTGCTCATTTGGATAGGGCCGTTGTTCGTGAGTCATTGCGGCAGGTTGATCTAGCACAATGCTACGACCTTCCTGGTTTTTAATCGCCTCAGCTTTTGCAGTAGACCAACTCTGCCCAGCATCGCCGCCCCATGCTGCCCATGCGACACGGCCTGGCGATGGATAGCCATCTTCTCCGGGCCTGAAGCCCTCGGCGCGCTTATCAACCTCATGGCGTGCAAACCATGCGGCCATCGTGATCACAACATTCTCCGATAGCGCATCGCCGGACAGGATCTGACTAGCGCGACGCGCTGCAACAGAGGTACCACCACGTCGGCCATCTGCCTTCCAGTCGCGATACCTCTGCGCTTCAGCTCGCATCCCATCGGTTGGCATCAAGTCAGGCATCAGGCTCGCCTCCACTCACAATCTCAGCCGCTGTCATTGTGACACCGTATTGCGACTCTAGTTGTTTCTCCATTGCCTTGTCCCTCAGAATCTGCTCATAGTCACGACCAAGTGACGCGCAGATTTTCAGCTTACTATTGTATCCCTGCTGTTCTTCAATCACATTGGCCTCTGCTTCTTTCTTTGGATCAACCCATGCCCAGCCTCTAGGCTGCCAGCTCACTGCGTCAAAGTAGCGATTGGTCCTCACCTCAAAGTCTGAAATCCGCACAGCACCAGAGAGCACAGCTAGCGGCAACCACTCTTCAAATACTCGCTGGTTCAGCTGTTCAATCAGGATCTCTTGCAGCACACGCCAATGATCCTGATCTTGCAGATACTCCTGCCGCTGACTCGAATAGCTAGCTTGGCTTGCATCGCGGCTGATTGCCGCATAGCTGATGCCAACGCCTGATGCCATCCGCCGCACCTTCTGACGTACAAACATCTCTAGTTGCGCGTCCGGTGCATTCATCTGCGGAATGTCAACGCTTTGGCCCGGTCGCAAATACTTAAATACGCCAGGTTCAAAGTCTGATACACGCTGCCCGTCCTGCACATCATCGCCAATCAGCTCGCCCTCAGGGCTTGTAATGAAGCCCATCTGGCTAGCAGCAGCACGCGCACGAATAACAGCCGCTTCCTCATAGCCATCCAGCTGATGCGCATCTGTCATCACAGGCGCAAAGATTGGCACGCCTCTAGTCTGGCCAGCGCGATCAGGCAAGAAACCGTGGATAACATCGGACGCAGGAATGATCTCATGCCGCCGCTGGCCAATGCTCAGCCCAGTGGTTAGGTAATCGCCAGGGTGTGACGTCAACACCGCATAATTAACAGGTCGCCCCCAGCGGTTGATTTCAATGCCCATCCGCCAGCGGTTGCTAGGCGATTGCAGCGCACCTTGATAATCTAAATCAAGCTGATCAGGCTCAATCTCTTCTAGTGCAATCGGGATTCGATTGTCGCGGCCGAATGGTTGCCGCACAATCCGAAACAGATACTCTCCCGTATCAGCCCAGCTGCCAGCAGCAAGGCGCTGGAAGCCTACAAATGATCGCTGGCCTCTTACGTCACATGAATCAGCACGACACCACCGCCGCCATGCAATCTCAACCTCATTGTTGATGCGCTCATCCATTCCACCGCCGCGCATCCGTGGTACGCGCATCTGCAGCACCATGCCATGCGCACCGACGACATTAACCTGAATCAGTCGTTTGATCTGCGCGAAGTAGGGCGTATCACGCCCCATCTGTCGGCTGCGATCACGCAACCGAGCCAAGCTGCTCTGAATCTCAGCGTCGGCGCTGGTGCCGGCTGTGATCCAATCAGCCGTCAACCTGCCGCCCTTCGCTCCTGCATACTGGCGTGCTTGACCCTTCCCGAAACCAAGAAAGTTCTTTACCCGTTGCCGCAGTCCCATCAGTTGAACCTCACGAATAGGTTGTAGGGATTGCCGCGACCATTGGCAATGCTCTCGGCTGCTTCCTCGCGGACAACATCAGCTTTCAGCTTCGCCTCTAGCTGTAGCAGTTCGCTTAAATCATACTTCTTCAGGCTTCGTGTTCCAATCCGATACTCCTGCACCGCACCGCCGGTCATCAATGCACGGATCGCTGCCTGGCAGGCTTCTAGATCCTTCCGCGCCTGGCTGCGTGCATCAACCGCAGCAGGCGTACCCGTATAAAACAGGTTTGGCTCAATCTCAAAGCTGCCGGATCCGAGTGTGAACTTCTCAGCGCCTTTCGTCGCTACCGCTTGCCAGTAGCCAACATCATCCTCATGAAAGGCGGCAGTCGTCGCAGCACTCAACGTCAGCTCCCATCCGTCGCCATACGCCACGCCAACCGCTGTGGCGCCATGGTTGTTTCGGTTGAATCGGATGTAGTACGTCAGCACCCAGCCGGTTGCACTATTGATCGGATTGCCAAACGGATCAGCAGACGCGTCATCACGCCACTTCACCGTGTCTCCGACTCTGATCACATCTGGAATGTTCACGCGCTCACCAAGATGTCGTGAAGTTGCGCCGTGGCGCGGGTTGCCTTGATCTTAGCGCCGCTCTACTCTCCTGCTTCGGCTGCTCACCATCCGCAACCGCAGATGGCGGCTCTGCTGGCTTCAGCGCTGCAACTTGGGCGGAAAGCTGTTCCCACATTGTCGCCCTGTTGTAGCGACGCTTGACAAGTTCTAATAAGGCAAGACAATATACTGCCAAGTCCAGCGGTTCATTGCGTGCTCCTTTTGGATTTTCCCACTTGAACACCTGAAAACCTTTCACGATTTGCGGGACCAGTCTTTCGCATGTCAAGCCCTTAAGGTATTCTTCAGTGGCGTTCTGACCGAAGTGAATTGATCCAGGGCCGTTATCGTCTTTTTTAAGCCTAGCGTAAATTGTACGTTTCAGGGCGTCACTTCCAACGGAGTACAAGGTTAGTCCTCCTTTTATCATTCTGCCCCGCCAGTTCACGTCAACCTTGTTCCCTTTGTTTAATGCTGGCGCTTGCCTTGAGTTGCTGCCTTTTAGCGCAACAACATTTTCGCGAACTCGCGCACGACAGAACTCGTATGCTTCTTGCGTAAAGTGACCACCTGTGTCTACGCCGCAGTATTTCGCGGCCATGCTTCCGCCATTATCTAAAGTCCATTCAGTACGCCTGATAACATCAATTTGCGCCCACGGCCCATTTGGCCCTAAATCACTTGGGTCTCCTTGCACTTTTTCATGCCATATTAGCCACGCCTCTTCGCCGGCACCAAACCCCCATACACTTACTTCTAACCAAGTATCTTGAGTGTCTACAGACATCAACAAAACACATACACCATCGGGGCATTTGCCGGTAGGGTATGGATCAGCCATTGCCCGAGACATAAGATGATCTGCTCCAACTTGAGCAACAGCTTGATCTTCCCATGCTTCAGCTGCACGTTTGTTAATCCAACCCTTAAGCAACAGAGGATCATCTTTTGCTCTTAAGAACTCATCTCTTATTTTTTCCCAACTTAGCCAGCCGTAAGGTGCATACCATCCGGGCAAATGAAAGCCGGCGGTTTCGCCGTCGCCTTTTGCGGTTGGGATCCATACACCACCAGCCAGCATACTTTGCTTGTGATGTTGTTCTACTTTTTCACCACAGGCGGGGCACTGCAGCCAAACGTCACTATCTTTCGTGTCCCACTTAAAATGCTCGCGCCATCTTAATACTTCATTGCTTCCGCAGCATGGCATTTTTGCAGCGTATTGCCGTCTGTCACTCCTTGTTTCATACTCCCATGTGATTCTGCAAGCACCTCGCGTTCCAGGTGTTGAAGTAATTAGAGTTTTGCGATCAGGGAAGTTAGTCTGCCTTGCTTCTGCGTTCTCAATCGGATCTCCTTTGTCATCAATCTCTAGCGGTAAACTTGACGCCTCATCAACCCATAGGTTTTGCGCTGGCATACCTTGAGCAGCACTGCCACTATTTCCGCCGATGATTGAAAGCAACATATCGCCTTCAAACTCTTTAAGGAACATCGCATTGGCTGCGTCTCTGCTTTTGCTGCTGAGCTGTTTAGCCTTCACGGCAGGCGTATCTGTAAACAGTGGGGTCAAGCGTTGACGGATTTGTCGCTTTGCAAATGATTCAGTCGGGAATACAATCAGAAACGGTGCCGGGTCATGATCTATCGTGCGGCCTAGCCAATTCAATCCGCATTCCGTTTTGGCGCCGGATTGGCTGCCAAATATAAGGATCACGCGTCTTATTTGCTTTTCTCGTGGACTTAGTAAGTCCATAGGCTCCTTCAAGAATGGCACACGATCAGTTCGCCACACGCCAGGCTCTGAACTGCTACGCCTTGTTAAAATGCGCTGCTTATCTGCCCACTCGCTAACTGTTAGCTCAATAGGCGGCTGCACAGCCTCGATAAAGGCACGACGATAAATTGAAGCGCCATCAGACATCTGCCAACCCTCTTAGCGCTTGTTCAATTTCAGTTTGAAGCAAAGTCCTGATTTCCTCTTGGCTTTGCATCACGCATAGCCTGGCTGCGTTTCGCGTCGGAATGATTAGCAGTAGGTCTCGAACTTGCCTCGCTAACCTAGCGGCTTCTTTTTTTACATCAGCCGTCATCACTAGCTCTCCCTTCTCACGCATCACGGCCAAACGTTCTCGCTCGGCTTGATACACTGCTCGCGCTCTTTTAGCTTCCGCCATTGATGGCCCGCCTCCCGTTGGATGCGGTTGCCGCGTATCAACAGGCGCCGGCAAATTAGATGGCGTTGGACCTTGCACGGGAAATCGTGCCGTGTCAGTATTGCCCGCCCATTGAGCATCAGCCAATGGCGGATCAATCAGCCATCGTCCGTTAATCTTGCGCACAGCTGGTTCAGTCAAGCGGCCCGTCTCGATGGCCTTCAACACAGCCACATGACTTGTACCACGCAAACCATGCGCCTTGCGATGTTCTGCGTACGTTTTAAGGTTCATTTGATTACTTGCGCTGCCAGCATCTGGAAACCCGCCAGCTTGTAGCCCATCGTCGAGCCGCCGCCGCAGTGGAAGCAACTGAACCCGGTTAGCCCGTTGCTCGGCACATTCTTCAGGTCTGCCAGCCGCCAAGGGCCGGTGATGCGGCGCAGCTCAGCCCTTGCCATTGAACTCAAAGCCGCAGCGGGGGCACTTGTGCTCAAACTCGCTGAACTCTTCTTCATTGAACTCCTCGGCGCCGTCGTACTCCTTCACCGGTTCGTTAATGCCATCCGGGTCGAGCATCCCGGCAATGTCGTCATCACTCCAGCCGATAAGGCTTAGGTCAAAGTCCGCCAGGTTCAGCGCCATCACCTCCTGCTGCAGCAGGTCAAGATCCCAGCCAGCATTCAGCGCCAGCTTGTTGTCGGCCAGCACGTAGGCCCGTCGCTGCGCTGCCGTGAGGTGGTCTAGCACCACCACAGGCACCTCAGCCAAGCCCAGCTCCTTCGCCGCCATCAGCCGGCCATGGCCCGCCAAGATCCCATCTTGGCCGTCTACCAGGATCGGGTTGGTGAAGCCGAACTCCTGAATGCTGGCAGCAATCTGCGCCACCTGCTCAGGGCTGTGTGTCCGAGCGTTGCGCTCATAAGGAACGAGGCGCTCAATCGGCCATCGTTCCAGCTTCGTGAGCATTACAGGTGATGCCGCCATCCTTATGTAACTTGCTGGCCTGTAACCAGGTTACAGGCGGGAAGCGCGGCTTACAAGCGGCTTGCGCCCGCTTAAGCGCCTCAACCGCTCTTAAATGTAACCTTATTGAGAATCACTCGCTAGGCAAAGCGTGCGCGGTCGAAACCAAC